ACGAAAATCAAAATGCTCATTTTGGTCGGGTTCTATTAACTTTTCCCGTTACTTATGCTAACATGATGAATAAGTACCGCGACCCCGATAAGTATAGTGGTGATGTTACTTTCCCGTTTGTAGTAGAAAATAAGATTGTGCGGTCACTTAAGTTTATTAGAAATGTTTATGATATAGATTGTTATAAAGCTACATGGTGGCAACGTGGTAAACATTCTTGGGATTACCGTATTGAAGAGGGTTACATCGGTGTTAAAGGCGATACATCGGGTACTTGTTCATCCATTGCATATATCAAAGACGTTGTAAGGCGCAAGATAGGCAAGGATGTCGCAAAAGAACTTAGTAATGTTGATTGGTAGAAAGGAAAAATCATGGGACTAAATAGTGGAAATAGAGGTAAGGGAAAAACTTACAAAATGGGGAAACGTTATAACCCGTTTGCAAAAAGTGTTTATAGCGACCCGCAATGGAAAACGCGGGTTGTTAAAAGTAGAAAAGTTTATAATAGAAAAAAGGATGAAAACAATGGCCAAAATAATTAACATGAATGACCGTAAGGTTATAGAGGATGATACATTTGGTGCTACCCTAGATCATCTCAAAACTACGGTAATGTGCGCATCTAATATAATTGGTGGAACTTTGATAGATATGTATCCCGAGATGGATAAAGAAAAAATCAAAAAACTTTTTCCTCAATACAGTAACGACCCATACGCGGTAGCTATTCTCTATGAAATGCTTGATTATGGGCAACCTATCGGCGAGGGGTATAGCCCACCGCCTATGCGAGAGCAGATTGAATGGTTAATATGGGTACTACAAAAAAGATTAGAACTAGAACCACCTAACAATTCAAATAAAGTTTGACATAGTATAAACAATAATTATATAAGCATAGATGAAAGGTAGACTATGAGACAAGGTAAGAAAGTAATTTCAATATTGACGGGTTCGGGTATATCGCAAGCAAGCGGTATACCTACATTCCGAGACGGCGGTGATGCTTTATGGAAAAACTATAAGGCTAGTATATGTGCAACGTCGGGCGGTTGGGAAGATGACGAAAATATGTTTAGGGGTTTTTGGAAGGATGTAGAAGACTATTTTACTAAAGAATTTCCTAAACCAAACCAAGCGCATCATCTTATAAAAAATCTTGAGGACTTTTGTAAAGAGCGCGACGAAGATTTTCATCTAATGACAACTAACATTGATCGCTTACATGAAGATAGCGGTGTTAGAAAAGTCATTAAGATACATGGTGATGTTTATAAGAGAAGAAGGATTTATCAAACTGATGAAAACAATAAGGTTAAGTTTGACTTTGAAATGCCTAACGTTGTTTTATTTGGTGAGAATAAAAGGTATACTCAAAAATGTTATGAGATAGCATACTACTCAGATTTGTTCATAGTAGTTGGTTCATCACTATTGACGGGTGAACTGTCACTTCTAGAACAAGCTAAGAAACGGGGCGCTAGACTAATTGAAATAAACCCTAACCCCGTTATTCAATGTCCATTTGATGAGCGATACACGATGTCGGCCATTGATGGTTTAATCGAACTAATGAGAAAGGAAAATTATGTTTAAAAATAGGAGCATATCAAGCATAGTTAAAGAAAAGGTTTTAATTGTGAACCCTAAGATTAAAAAACTTTATAAAGATCAATATTCAATACCCGAGATTGCTGAAAAAATGGGTGTATCAACTCATAAAATTAAGTCGGCCTTGCAAGCCACGGGCATTACATATTTTGAGAGAAGAAAAAGAAAGTATAAATTAAGGTCAAAAGGAAAAATGGAAATTTCTTTAAGAAACTCTGTTATAAAAAGTTTGAGCGATAAAAATTTATCGGCAACTGAAATAGCTATTATCTTAGGTGTATCAATTCCGACAGTTAATCAAACACTTAAGAGAAAGTAATACGGTGGGCAGATTTCCTCCAAGTGCGGGTTGCAAGGCTCGTGCTGATTGTTCTATATGCATTTATTATTCGATGCCGTAATGTATACGTTGAGTTTTAAATGTCAAAGCTACCGCCCTTAAATTGTTTAAGTTAAATATAGAAAAGATGAGTTGTTGTTCAATGGCATGGCAACTCATCATCTTGCACTTGGCACGATAATTGCAGTAACTAATAAAGAGAAAGGAATAAGTTATGAATATGCCACCAATACCACCATTTTTAGATAGAAGAAACCCCAACCATCCACTTTATAAAAAGAATGTGGTTGAGCCTACTAAAAAAATAAGCAATGTTACGGTTAATCTTAAAAAACCTACATCACTTACAAATAAATTCAAGCAGGTCTTAGCTAGTACCATTGTAAAATGTATATTGAGCGGTCATGACACGTTTGGAAAACTTAGAAAGGTTCTAAACAACGAAGACCGCGAGATTAGATCGGCCTTGCGCTATGCAAAGACTACTAAAGTTTATGTGCATCGAAATGTTAAGGCGGGTAAAAAGCTAGACGTTAGAGTTGACGTTTATCTAGTAGTTGCCGATGGCAAAAGATATCAAGCGGTAAAGGTGTAGTTATGTTATTAGCGGATGGATATGATAGCGCCATAATAGGCTATGCAATAAACCCCGTTTCTCAAAAGAATGTCGTTGTTTATGACGTTGAGAGAATACTAAAAATTCTTTTTGAGAGAGATGAAATGAGCATTGAACAAGCAGAAGAGTTTTTTAACTTTAATATAGTTGGCTCTTATGTGGGTGAGCAAACACCGATATATGTTTACAAATCTGACCGTCAAGAAATTGATGAGATAGCGGAGATGGATGACGATGGATGAAAAACATAAAAAATTCATGAAGGAGTTGTTATCCAAATTTGAGTATGAATTGTTTAATGCCCTCATTAAACATTACATGGATGTTCATATTATAATCATAAGTCACAAGCATGGCGAGGATGTTGAATTATATTCTGAAGAACCTACACAACGTTTCTTAAATAAAATAAAAAGAAGGTTTGACACAGAAGATAACGATGATTGTGATGTACGATATTATGGTTCGGCTTGCACTAACGATATAAAGGAAATGGTCGATGACTTTTATTCAAAGTAAAACGAAATGGCCAACAGTTTTAAGAAGAGAAGACGTGTGTATTGAATGTTTAAATAAAGATGGCAAGAGGGAAAAACCCACCATCATAGAAGAAGGTAAATATTTTTGCAGTAAACACGCGCTTGAATATTATAAAAAAAGAAAAGGAATTTTATGAGCAGACTAGGAAAAAGATATTTCGCAAAAATGAACTACCTTAATTTCAAGGACGAATACATTACAAAGTATAGGTCGTTAGATATAAGGGTAATGAATTTTAATATAAAAGACTACAATAAGTTGGTGATACTATTAGGAATGTGGAAAGGACTACATAAATTATTTCTCAAAGAAAGGAAGTATGGCCACGGTTATAGAAACAAACATCGACATAAACTAAGAACCTACCATAGAAATTACAAAAGAAGAAAGTGAGGATGACATGGACTTTATACTAACACCTTTGATTTGCTTGGCATTAAATGTTTATTTTGAATCTAGAGATCAACCATTGATTGGTCAATTTGCAGTTGCTGAAACTGTTTTGAACCGCGTCCACAGTACAGACTTTCCCGATACTGTTTGCGAAGTCGTAACTCAAGGAGAAACTTATGCTTGGAATACCAACCTTCCAATCAAAAACCGTTGTCAATTTTCTTGGTATTGTGATGGCCTTTCAGATAAGCCAAAGGATGAAACTGCATGGGATAATTCTATCATGGTAGCGCATGGAGTTTTAAATGGAAACGTTGCAAGTGTAGTTGAGGATAGCCTATGGTATCATGCTTACTATGTAAATCCATCGTGGGCATCATCAAAAAGATTAGTCGTAAGAATTAACGACCACATTTTTTATGCTAAAAATTATTAGTATAAAAGCGAAAAGGCTAGGGGATGAGACTAGCCTTTTCTTTTGAGTGCGAAAGGTAACACTCAATTCGTTATATTAGAACTTAGATTGATTGTCCAATATATAATTTAAAATTTTTTTTAAAACGCAGGTACTATCCTCATCAATAGGTTCATCATAAATAACTGAGTTTCTTAATACATTTATTTTATTTTTGAATTTATCTTCAATAAATTTATCCACCCTCCTTAGCTTTTGAATAGCATTTATTTGCTTATTAGATACAAAGCCACCCCCACCACTAATCTTTTCCATATTCATATTACTGACGAGACTTGGCATACGAATAGAACTAATAGCCAATTCAAAATACCATTGCGCTATCTGATGTTCGGTATCGAATATCTTGCCATCCAATACCAACCTATCAATAACTCTTTGATCAACCCGCCTACTGCGAGCTTTATATTTGCTTGCCCACTCCACTCTGAACGTTCCATGTTCATTCTCAATAATAGAGGCCTCTGGACTGGCCTTTTTTACTTTATTCTTTGAACGCGCCATCTACATACTCATTGAAGTGGCCAGAAGTTTCATCGAACATGAATAGCTTTTGACCTCTTTTTCCTATCATATCTTCATATCTAGATTTTGCAACCCTTGCTAGGGTTAGACCATCTTGCCTATGAATAATTAATCCTAAGTCTGTTTTATTATACCACATTGAACTCTCTTCTATGTCATATAAATTAGGTATCTCAATATTGCCATCCTTGTCCTTGCTTAACTTTCTTGGGTGCGCAACTACGATCACATGAACGTCATGCCGCGAAGCAAACCTTTTTAAAGTTTTTATAAACTGTCCAATATATAATCTCATTGGATCACCTGTGGTATCATGATCCAATTCATTAAAAGGATCAATAACAATTACATCACAGTTCTTTTGCAAAACTGCTACTTGCATCTTCTCAATAAGCCAAGGCAAATCAACCATGTCCTCAAACGAAGGTACGATTACAGAAAAGTTTTTATCAATCCAATCAGTACATCTCCTTTGTCTTAATGCATCCGCATTAAAATATCCCTCAGTAAACAATTCATACTCAAATAAAAACCATTTCCTCAGTAGGCGCAAGTGATCAGTCTGTGGTTTTTGCTCAAAACTTGCAAACCCTATCTTTAATTTATGATTTTTTACCAACTGACACATCATATGATTTACAAAGGTGGACTTGCCCGATGAAGGATGACCCGTCACTACAGTAAAATCTCCCTTCCTTAATTTAAAATTCTCATCAAACCGACCCATGTTAAGTTCGTAAACAAACTTCTCTTCAATGGGTGGCAATTCAGAGAACTCATAAACCCCATCAACCTTACACCATTTCGCGCGTGCGATTGTTTCTTTTACTCCGCGCTCACCATACTTTAAAAAAGTTTCGTTTAAATCTTTGCAACCTTGCGGATAGTTCAGGTATTTACAGCGTGCCTTGCTTAACCGTATTGACAAGTCATCACGCAGTACATGGCCTGAAGCGTCCCCATCGGTGGCTATTATAATCTCTTTGCAATCATCCAATAGAGAGAACGCGTTTTGCAAGTACGAATATTTCATGCTTACTTCATCTCGTTCGGGGTCAATGTTTTTCGAAGGTGCGCCATCGGGTACGGAAATACTGCGCGGAAAGCCACATTGTATTGCGGTCAAACAATCTATCTCCCCCTCAAATATTATAAGAGGGTCAGACTTTAAAGTAACATCCGAAAGTACGTCCTTGTTATAGAATATCTTTTCCCCACCCTTGGATTGCATAAACTTTTTGTCGAGTGTACGAAACTTAGCATTAACAATCTCTCCATCTTGATAATATGGAAATGCTAACCAATCATAACCACGAAATTTTATTGACTGCACTCCAAGTCTTATTGCTACCTCTAAGTCTATTCCTCGTTCCATGAGAAAATTTGTTTGCACTTCCGAAAGCGGTAGTAGCTCCGCTCTTCCATCCACAGTTGTGACATATGACATAAACGTCTCCTTCCTTATATTTTACTCCCAAACATGGGTCTGTCTTATTTCTCCGAGTGTGCGAACACTTGGGGCAAAGGCATCTCTTCCATCCACTAAAAGAACCCTTGACTAACAAACTCTCAAGTTCTGTCATGAGAGCATTGTTTCTTTTTAAAAAATTAAATATTAACTGTTCCATATACATCTTCCCTTTTCGCTGCCGCCCGGGGTTACATTTCTTCTTTGAACCCGTCATCCCAAAAGTTCTTTTTCTCTACATTTTCCCAATCCTTCCAACATTCTGTCTGAAGCCATTTCTTAGGATTATAGATAAACTTCTCTTCCGAAAGTGCGTAATTCTTGGCGCTCTTTATTAAAATCTCTGCACTCACACTCTTAACAATATCATCGAAAACCTTTCTTGCACTATCCCTACCACTCTTTGGCCATCGTCTAGGCTTGCCACTATCTAGTACACCTTGTGGGTAATGGTCAATAAAAAAATTCCAATCAACGTCACTCTTATTTTCTTTTACTTCTTTTACTTCTTTCTTTTGTATGTCGCTAGTGTGTCGCAACTGTGTCGGTTTTTCTCTTATGTCTTGGTAAATACTGTAGTTACATACAGTTATTAGTGTCGAACCCGTGTCGGTTTTTACTTCAATCATATTGTGATTTTGAAAAACTTTAAGCGCAGTTCTAACACTTCTGACTGACATATCTACATCAAGCGCAAGTCGGCGCAAGCTAGTAAGATATTCACCTCTCTTAATTTTTATGGGGTAGCCAAACCTATCAATGACTACATCAGCAAAGGCAACCGCTTCAATCAAGTGCAACCAAAGAGCCTTGTAGTCATTGTTTTTTAAGGCGGGGTTCTTTGACCAACCCCTATATATTTTAATCCATCCCTGTGTGTTCACTTATACCCCGCAAGACCCACCATGACCAGTTATATCACAAATGTCGTGAGTTTCAACCGCTTCTTCAAACTCTTCACCAAGTTTCTTAACCGCGTCTTCGTAAGGAACGTTTGTCAATGGTTGACCACCTCGACAAGCATCGGGATAACAAGTAAACCCTCGTAGTCCATGTGCATATTTCGCAAGTGTGTCAGCAAAACTTTTAACTGTGTCGGGGTTGTTATTTTTAGTACCCCACTTTGGCAAGTTAATCGTAGATGAGATCGCCATATCGACATACTGTTGAACGTCATATTGAAACTTAATTCTTCTCTCATAGTCTTCAGATAAATCAAGTGCGCTTTCAATATCATCGGGTGATACACCGTAAATATCTATCATCTCTTTTGCGCAAGCATCGACAACGTACTGATAATGCCATCTCTCATTTTTAAGGTAACGTCTTTTATATGCAACCGCAAATACGGGTTCAATTCCCGTACTCGTCCCCGCAATAATTCCAATCGTACCCGTCGGTGCGATAGCTCTCTTTGCAACCGATCTACTTATTGACAGTTCATCACAGAACTTATCAGCAGAATAGTTTGATACACTTTTGTAAATGTTAAGCCACTTGTGCAACTCATCAGTCACTTCATACTTTGAGTTTCTTTGTATAAGCCACTCGTGCATACCCATTAGACCTAACCCAAGTCTTCTATTCTTTGCTCTTGTTTCGTAAATCTTTTTATATGGTAGGTCAGCAACAAGAGTTCCACATACAAGAAACTTAGTGGCAAGCTCAACAACATTTTTTAACTGTTGAATATTATCTATTCTTGCCAAATTAATACTACCTAGATTACAAAGGTCAGAATCGTCCGCGCTTGTAACTTCACAACACGCGTTGCGCAATGTTTCGTTTTCTTTCTCAAAGAAGTTAAAAGAAAATCCCGGCTCTGCAGTTGATAGTGCCTGTTGACAGTTCAATAGAAATGTTTCGCCGTAATCACCTGTTTCCCAGTAGTCCATCAACCATTTTGTATTATAGTTTAATGATATATTAGTCATGTCCAAGGGTGCGGGAAAGTTAAAGTCGTCTTGCTTTGCATCAAATAAAGTATAACCGCTATTACCAATAGGCATATTGTGCCAATTCTTAGAAGTTAAAAACTCTTGTGCATCTCCATGATCATATCTAAGAGAGGCATATATAGCTGACCTTCTGCTACCACCTTGCATTACTGATCTACCAAGCTCATTAATCATTCTAGCCTTTTCTACTGCACCACTTGCCGTTCCGCCTGTACCAGCCAACATACTTCCTCTCGGTCTATATACTGAATAGTCAATACCAATTCCACCGCCTGTCATTAAGCAGCTCTCTGATTTCCAACTAAGGTTCGCCCAATCTTCTCTTGTATCTTCCTCTGCTCTTAAAAGAAAACAATTGTTAAAAAACTTTCTTTTCTTTCCCGCATAAAATAAATATCGACCACCCGCAATAAATCTTAAGTTTGTTATGTGATCTTTTAATTCTTCCTTCTCAGATTTGGTCATGTTTTCACGACACACATCTTCCACAAGAGTGTGCGCTAACTCTTGCCAATTGCTTGCTCCTTCATGTTTATATTTAGCATCGAATATTGATTCCGAAAATTGTGATCGGAACATTGGGTTTCTATTAGATTTCCAACTCATTTTTACTTTCCCTTAATTGTTTAGCGAAGATATCTCTCCACTCTAATAATAATAATTTAGCTTGCTCGTCACCTTTCTCTAACAGACGCGCAAGTTTTCGAACTGACTCCTCGGGTACAGTTGCAAACGTGCATACGGAAGGGAAATCCTTTTCATTATAAAGTAACCACTTTAAAGCATCATCCCTTACTTTTTCGTGTTTCCACTCAGGCCAACTCGGGTTTACAGATCTTCCAAAGCCACTTGCATCAAGTAGCGCTTGTAAGATTACTGCTCGCCATAGCCGATTGTTAGCATCTAACCAAACCCCAGTCAATTAAAATCTCCTTTGCATCTTCTGCTGAACGTGCAATAGCTACTTTACAGCCATTTTGCGTCAGCTCGCTGTGAATTTTTTTTTGAACTGGAGAAAGAACACCAACTGGAGTTTTGATTTCTAAACCGTAATACTTGCCTTTTCTAATTAATTGAAGGTCAGGCCAACCCGCAACTAAACCCGCTCGCTTTAGTTTACCACCTCTGATACGTCCACCGCCACCAGAAGGAAAGGCCGTTAGCATTACGTCACGTTTTAATATCTTCTTGATTGATTCAACAATCTCTGACTGCAAGGTTAACTCTGGTTCTCTTCTAATATTTTTTTTTCGTGCAGCCATGATCTACCTTTACATAATATGTATAGAGTAGTCAATACGCATCTTAAAAAAGATTCAGGGCCGCATGCGTTCGTTGTAAGTAAATATCTTTTGTATAAAATAATTGTTGACATGGTGTGTTCATGTTATATATATAAATGGTGTGCTGAGTACGAGGCCTTCGTAGCGCTTAGGTGACAGGGATGGTAAGACATCTTACAGTTTATTTGGTTTGGCCACCAAACGCACTAAAGAAAGATGAAGTATGATAGATGATCCAGATATGATAGACATGGCATTGCCACAGTCCTTATTAAATTATTTACAACAAGACAACTATGATAGCGGGGCAATACCTGTTGACATATCCGCAACTAAGCTCAAGGACTCTCCGCGTGTGAGTAGACTTTGGTCAATGCATAAAGATAAAATAAAAGTTCCATTCTTAAATAAAGGATATGCAAAGTTGGGAGAGGCTTGGCACACGGCAATGGAAGCAAGTGCGCCCGAAGATTGGATATGTGAAAAGAGATTTTATGCAGACGTTGACGGAAAAATAATATCAGGTGCGATTGATGCGCTAGAGCCTGCGGGTAAGAACACATATAATATAATTGATTACAAAATGATGTCTACTTACAAAGCTCAAACAGACCTTAATGAATTTGAAAATCAATTAAACATATATGCTTTTCTTTTGAGGCAGAACGGATATAAGGTTGACGGATTATTTGTATCAGCCGTCCTAAGAGATTGGACACAGAATAAGATTAAGCAAGAAGGTTATCCTAGAACTCAGTTTCCAGTTTTTGTTATGGAAAAGTGGAGCGATAAAGTTGCTGAGGATTATGTCAGGCAGAGAATAAAATATCACACATCAGAAGAAATACCTTTGTGTACAGATGAAGAACGTTGGATGTCTGCACCAAAGTATGCGGTGATATCTGATAAAACAAAAGCAACATTGAAACTGTATGACACTTACGAGAGTGCGCAAGCACATGTATCTAAGAGTAAATTTTATGTAGAGAAAAGGGAAGCAGAACCAATTAGATGTAAAAGATTTTGTGAAGTTGCGCCGTATTGTGATCAATACCAAGCATCTTTAGTAGCAGAAGAGTTAACAAAGGAAGGGTAAAGATGGCAAAAGAAAGTTTTCAAAAAATATGGGAATCATTTACAGAACACAAAGTAAGTGAAAGAGATATAGAAACGAGAGTTATTAGACAAAGAATTAATAACGAGTATGTTGATATTAACTTATATTATTACAAGTGGAGTAAATGTTGGAGAGAGGTCGTTGCTAGGTATCCAAATAGTACATATCAGTTTGAGAGATTTGAAGTAGATGGAAAGCATTACGACTGCATGCACTACCCGGATCAGTCAGCATCTGTACATTGCACGGTCGATATTGAAGGTCATAGAAGAAGCATGTTCTTACCTGTCATGGACTTTAAAAACAATGCAATAAAAAACCCAAATGCTAGAGAGATATCCGATAGCAAGATGAGATGCCTTGTTAAAACGGTTAGCCTTTTTGGATTAGGTCTAGATTTATACGAGGGTGAGTATGAACCCGATCCACCTGAGAATAATATAATTGATTTGGAACAGGAAAGAGAAACTGAAAAACGAAATAAAATAGATAATTTAAAAAATAATTTATTTAGTGAAGCACAAAAAGAAATTAAAATTGAAAGCGACACAAAGAGATTTTTCCTCAAAAACGAAGAAAACTTTACCAATTTAAAAGATTTAAGTAAAGATGATTGGTCTGAGCTTTGCGGGAAAATAAAAAGCCATAAGCAAAAACTTAATGAAAAGGAGAAAATTTAATGGCGGAAGAGTATAACAATAATAATCAGGGAGCTATGTATGCACCTGATGAAATGGAAGTTATCAGGCAGGGCAAGATTAATATAGACGGTAATGACTGTTATATGATGATTGTAAAAAGTAAAGATAGAAATGGTAACACCCACTACAATCTTTACGAACAAAAAGCTAAAATCTATGAGACAGAGAAAAAGAAAGAAACAGACTCTGACATGGATGGTAGCATCAAGACCGCCAACGGAGATTTTAAATTTTGGTTAAGAAAGAAAGTAAGTAAGAGTGGTTTGGACTATACAGATGTTAGCCTTGCTCCGAAAACTACTCAATCAAATGGCGCTATGACTGACAAAAAAGAACCGCCAAAACTGGATGACGAAATCCCGTTTTAAGGTAAGGAGAGTACGATCCCCTTCACATCTAAATGTGGTGAGGGGGATGTATTGTCTCATCTGTGGTTCACCACCAAGAAACCACGCGCATCATATAACATACTCAGAAAAGTCGGGCATGTCTCTAAAGGTAGGAGATCAATGGACAGTACCACTGTGTGCTATCTGTCATCATAACTTGCATACGAGCATGGACGGAGAAAAATTATTTTGGTCATTCAACGGAATAGACCCTATAGAAAAAGCCAAGGAGATTTGGAATGGAATTGAAAAGTGACGAGTCAACAGTGAGCTATAATTTGCTGTTGCCTGTTGACCAATATACTTATATAAAAAGAATGTCTGTTGAACAGTCATTAAAAAAACAAAAACTTGTATCAATGGCCCATATTATAAGAAGAATGATAGAGGAGATGATTGAAAAAAATGAAACCAGTACCTAGAAAAGCATTTACAGAAGTTAGTGGATTTGAAGCTAAGAAGCACAACATAAGACAAACAACTGACGGCCTGTGGCAATTAACTTTAACAGTATCAGAGTTTGGTAGTGCGGATTGGTTGGTGTTTGCGCCAACAGGAATGCCATTGGCTATAGGATTAAAAGCCTTGGACTACGACAATCCAGAGGAAGAACCATCACAAACAGAAAAAAAGTTTATTACAAAATGTATAATGCTTTGTAAAGATGAAAAGTTTCAAAAGTTTATGTTGGCCTCAACTGAGGATGGTTGTTCAGAAAAAGTAAAGACACACTTAGGAATTAAATCTAGGTCTGTTTTGGGAGAATACGGATCTGCTGGCGATAAAGCAAGAATGCGTCTTGACGATTTAATAGACAAGTTCAAAAGAGACTTACGCCGCAGCGAACCTATTTAACTATTCGTAGTGAGAGTTAGCAGTTGTTTGATTTTGACCCAGAGCCTGAACTCTTTTTATTAATCGCTCTGATCTGTTTGGCGTTTGTTTATTCCATCTAGAGTCGCGCATCTGCTCTCCCATTTCATGCCATGATCCACGATTGCAAGCATCAATAGTCTTTTTAAATTTTAAAAGGTTTGGCATTCCTAATTGAAAACACATATTTGCCGTTACTAATCTTATTTCTTCTGGGAGTTTATCCCAATCTTCGAATATTTGCCCACAATCTTTAATAGTAGTTGCGATGTCACTTTCAAAAACATTATGAATACGTTCGTGAGAAACCTTCGTTCCAACTTCCTTTCCATATTCTGGATCGTTCTTCGTAACCAAATGTCCAATTCCAAAAGTGGGATGGCCTTCCGAGCAGAGATAAATCGATTTCTTATTTCCCTCATCATTCTCCAAATCCTCGCGTAGTTTATCAATAAAGTATTCCATTCTGTTCCTCAATAGTTTATAGTATGCTGATGTTAATTCTTTTAAATCTTGTTGTAATAGGTATATTTCTGTTCTTGCTGACAATAACTCTCTTCTGAGAGCTTCCTCGAATGTATCTTCGTGGTTGTTCCAACCTTTACTTTCTGTTTCCGATTGCACTAAAACCAAAATAAGCTCCTACTAATCCACACATACTTATATATTGAGTCATCAATATACTTTCAGCTTCTGCTAATCTGTCTGGAAATGCAAGTGTTAATATTGTTGTGAGAGCCATGAGCAAAATAAGAACCCATGCCATCCTCCGTTTGTTTGTTTGATATGTAAGTTTATCAGGTACTAGATCGTTTGCGTTTTCTGACATATTTCTTTATCCCATAAAAAAATGACGTTGCGTTTATGACTGTATTTAAACTAACCATTGTTACTAAAATCCATTCCCAACCCTCGGGCATTATTTTTTGCCTTTGAATTTATCTAGTCCACGAATACCAAGAGCCGCAGATACGGTCAAAAATAATAGATATGTATACCAATCAGGTAGCTCATTTAATCTTGCAAATCCATTCTTAACTACATCTTCCATGCCGGGAATAAATACCAAAATTGTTGGAATTAATATAACGATTGTGACAAGCTCATCTTTCCACGAGTTCTGAGTTCCTTGTGCCATAATGATTTCCCACTTTGAATCATGGGTGGCGGCGGTTCTCATTATTTCAGCTTCGGCCTCGGCTTTTGTTTGAGCAAG